TGCCGAATCGCCGCAAGCACGGGTTCCATCTCTGGCAGGGTTTCATATTTCCATTTGATGAGATGCCCTAACTCATGGAGAGTGGTTAGCTCCTGCCCTTGGAAAGTCCCGTTAATCGTTACTCGGTAACGTGTAATCCCATTTTCAACGGTTCGGTACGAAGTTCCGCGGATCGGACTCTCTTCCACTTTCGTCCCGAGGCGATCACGACCGTTCATTAGCTCGATTTTGTATTCGTCGGGGAGGAACGTTTTCCCTTGGTGCGCGTCATCCATATAGCTCAGTGCCCGGTTGACGACCTTGCGGAATTGCCTGGGGGTCGTGGTTATGCGCTGGGAATACTCGTGCTTCAGCCTAGCTTCAGCCCCGCCGCCGAGGGTGGGTTTAGCCTGATCGTCAGCGCTGCTCTTTGCAGAGAGCGCAATACTGCGCCTATCGCCAATCCTGCGGTTAACCGCACGAATTTCGGGATCACGCTTCGCCCACGACCACTTACCAGATAGGTCTGGTGTGGCGTCGGTGAGGAAGCCGTTCTTATGTAGCAGCGCTAGGGCCAAGTCGCGGTCATCGCCAGCAATGCGGTAGATTTCTTCCGGCATCATCCTGGCTACCGACGTGCGTCGGTATCTGCCACCAGTTTTCTCCAGCGCCGCCCCGTATTGCTTCCGCAGGTAATCAGAAGCCCAGCCGCGCTTGGTTGTGCCTTCGGTGGTGACGAGCCGCCGCCTGCCACCTGCCGAGGTGATGGTTTTCATGCCCCGGCGGGCGTTAACAACTTGGTTAATATCGGCACCGTCTCGAATGGCCTTGGCACCTGCTTTGGTGAACACCTTGGCCTGCTGCTCCGGCGCTAGGGAATCGAAGTATTCCTTGGCGTCGAAATAGAACAGTTTGTGCATATCCGACGTGGCCTCGGAAACCGGAATGGCGGTGCAGTCGCATCCGGGGTGCCGAAGGAACTTCATGCGGCTGCTGCCTTTTTTGCCGGCCAGGATGGCGCATCTGGCGCAGCATGGGGGACGAACTACCCGAACCCAGGTGGTGCCAGGCCTGGCGGCTAGGTGGGTGAGTATGGCCATGCGGGCGGCATCAGAGATGGCAGTTTGGGTGGCGGTTGCGAGCATCACGCCCGCGTGGTGCCACGCCTGCGCCCGCTCCGTGATAGGGGCTTCGGCGTCGACCAGTTCGGTGATTTTTTGGGCTTGGGCGTAGGCGAGGCCCATCACGGGGTCGCCGCTGCCTGTTACCCCGGCGAACGCCTCCGGGCCCGCCGACAGCTCTGGTACCGCATCATAGTGTTGTAGATCCAGCGCAACATCCGCCGACGCGACTGCTGCTTGGACCGCCAGCAGTTGCCCGTGGGTCACCATCTCGGTGAACGGCAAAGCATGGCTAGCGAACCAGGCATTGGGGTCCTGCGGGCTGTTGGGCCGCCAGGCCGCGAGCACCCGCCGGACTACCTGAGCGATGAGTCGCTGCCGGTAGTCTGCGGCTGCTTGTAGTTGTGGGGGGAGCCTGGAGTACTGGGAATCCAGCATGGTAGGCCTCCCTCCATGTCGTTAGGCGACGGCTACGGTGGTTCCGCCTTGTCGTCGGCGCCGCGTTCGAGTTTTTCGATGATGCCGCCCATGCTGTTTTCCTGCTCCAGCCACTCCAGCTCACGGTCGATGCGCTGTTGCGGCCATCCCATCTCGGCCATGGCCCCGCGCACTGACATAAACGGGCGGCCGCCAGTGCTTTTTTGCAGCGCATCGGCCCGCTGTGATTCGGTGGGGGTGCCGGGGTTCTGCCACAGGGTGCTGATTTTGCCGTCGGCTTCCCAGCTGCCGGTGCGGATCCGCTCGGCGATGCCTAGCGCCCACGCCCACCCAGCACCCATGAGGACGTTCAGCCGCTCCACCTGTTTCACAAGGCGGGCTTCGTCGGCGCGGATGGCGCCCTCGGCGGCGGGGTTGGCGGTGTTTTGTCCCATCATCCGCACCGGTAGACCAGTCACGGTTGCTGCTTGTTCGGCCAGCATTTTGATGGTGTCGTGGAAACCCGCCAATTGGGCGCCCGACAGCTGTTCGATCTTGGCGTCTTTGCTGGAGATCGCCCAGATGGCACCTAGGTAGGTTTCCCAGGGATCGTCGATTTGATTGCCGTCGGCATCTACGAAGTCTTTCTGGGTTACACCCAAGGCCACTTTCTGAGGCGTTGCTACAGTCTCCATGGCTAGCTGGAGCTGCAGCATCACTCGGCCCGCCATATCGACCAGGGGCCGGAGATCCGCCAGTTGGGTCTCACCTGACCATTCCCCGGTCCTCTGTCGGTTGAGGATCATCACCAGTGGCACCCGACCCAGACGGTGTTTGATGCGTCTGGTTGCTTCCCATTTCCCGGCGCGGCGGTCGATGAGCACGGTGGAGTCGGGGAGGTAGAGAGTCATGTATTCGGCGACGCCGGTGTCATCCCGGTAGATGCGGAGGGCTGCGGTCATTTCGCGGGTGCGCGCATCGACTAGGGCTGCTATGTCTTTGGGGGATTCGGGCATGATCCGGGGCCTGCCGCCGCCATCGCGGGCGGCAACAGAGATGAACGCTCTCCCGTAAATCAGCAGGTCACGGTGCACCAGGTGAGACAGGGAGTCAAGGTCGTTGGCTTCCCAGTCGGCGCGCAGCTCGGCATCCTCTTCAAGCGCCCCGGACCGCAGGAACATCCTCACATCCTGGCGCTCTTCCAAAACATCTATATAGGTGCGGCACCAATTCAGAGGAAAAGCAAAAGGCTGCACGTCGGGTGGCACCGCAATACCCAAATTGCCGATTTCCTGCAGGCCCTGGTAATAGCGCTCGTTCTTGCGGTCCTCCCGGCGCTGCCGCTGAATCTTGTTGAAGAGCTTCTCGGCGAGTCTCCGTTCTTCTGGAGTGAGTTCCATTGTCGTCACCTCCTTCTGCGGCGGCCTAGCACAACAACCCTGGCTGCCGTTGTACTGTTTTCCCAGTCGTCGGCGTGGGCGTCCATGGCTGCTTCGTGGGCGAGCACGGTAGCCATAGCGGGGTCAATCTTTTGTTGCTCTGTTGCTTTGCCGAGCACGTACATTTGGCCAGGCTTGGCGACTTTTCGGGCGTTGGCTATGGCCAGGCTAGTGAGCGGGCAGCCATCATGGGTGATACGCCCCGTTGTCAGGTCTACCTCAAACCGCCGGATGGCCTGGTACATGCGTTTGATGCTGTTTGTAGCCCACTCAAACACATGCTCGGCACCGTATTTGAGCGCCCATTCGCCGATCTCCGAACGCCAGTCTTGGGGGTCGCAGTACATGCGTTCCACCTGGTAGCGACCAAAGAGTTCGTCGACGGCGGCGGCTACTTCCCCGCGGGGTATCCGGCCTTGCCACTCGGCAGGATTCCAGATAGTAGGCCTGTCATCTGGCCCGTAGTGGGGGGTGAACGAGAAACCATCAAGGGTTTCGGCCCTGAGCGCGGTCCAGTCGTTGTTTTCTGAACCGTCGAAGCCCACGCAGATGCTAGTGCCGTCAGGGGGATTCCCAAGCCATTGCATAGTGTTCCTCCCATAGTTCTGCTGGCAGCCAGCTGCCTGATGAGTAGGTGATCCGGTTGCCGAAAAACCGCTCGGCCTGTTCGGGGTCGCGGAGGGATATTTCGTCAGCCTCGGCCAGCACCGCGTCGATATTGACCCAGGGGCTGCCTTTATAGACAGCTTCGAGGATTCGGCGGCGGTCTCGTTTCCGCTCCCACCGTAGATGCTTAGGGGGTGGGATGTAGAACGTTGCTATGTCAGCCAGGTTAGCTTCGAGCGTCGTTTGGGCGACAGATTGTTCGGCGGAGTCGTAGGCGTTTGTCGTCTCGATTGCCCTGCCACCCATGCCCGCTAAGCCGCGGCGTTGAGCGTCGGCGACTTTTGTCATGCGGTTACGCTTGGTCCACAATCCTGTTTCATCCTGTTCGCAAAACGTCACGGGGTTGCCAACGCGGCTGTCGGCGCTGGCGGTTACGGCATCGATCCGGTCGGCGTCGTCGCCACCCAGGCCGCCGAGGATACGCACAAACCCATCCCGAACCGCCATCTGATGCCGGAGGGGACCCATCTGGATCATCGCCCGCAGCGGGCGGTAGGTGTTTTCCACCTGGTCCTCGGAAGTGGCTGTCAGCTGGATCAGTGGCGACGGGTGCGGCCTGCCCTTGGGCTCTCCAGCCTGGTAGGGGAAGACGAAGCCGCAGGAACAGCCCCAGTCGGAGCACCGGTAGGTATCCCCCGCTGCTGCCCAGCCGTCAAACTCGGCAGGGCCTACCGCTTGGATAGCTGTCATCGAAGCCGCCCACGGGCCTTTACCAGTCTTCTGCGGGGCGATGACTTGTAATCGCCGGTAGGTGAATGCCCTGGCGCCCAAAGGGATATTTTCCCATTGCAGCCCGGCGCGGATACGGCCGAAGTTCGCGGCGCACCAGAATTGCCAATCGGACCAGACGAACGCCTCCCCACGCCGATAGCCATCGGGGATGAGACAGTGAGCCTGCACCCAGGCATCCCACAGATCCCCGAGGGTGGGGAAGTCGACAACCCAGTCAGTTGGCAGGATCATCGTCATCGTCCTTTACCGCCCGCAGGCGACGCCTGGGCGGACTATCACGTTGTAGTGGCGGGGCCGACTCGGTGACGGAGCCGTCGTCAGCAGTGGAGATTGCCCAGCCGTTGAGCAGGAGCCCCGCAGGCGTGAGGCCGATGCTGTCGGCGAGTCGCAGCACTTGGGTCATCATCGACGGCGAAGCCCCAGGGGCTTCGCTACGGACCGCCCAGCGCACATAGTGCGCGATAGTCAGCCACCGCCATTCCTCGTCAGCCCACGCCACAGCCTGGGGAAACCGCCATACCTTTTTCCATAAGGCGCGCTCCCTGGTGGCACCGGTTGGCAGTGGCCACGGCGGGGGTTTGCCCGCGTAGCCGGACGCCGGCAGCACCCGCAACTCCGCGGAGATACCGCGGGCATCAGAACGACCAGAACGAGGGTCCGGCGGTGGCCCCGACCGGGGCCTAGCACCACCACTGGGCATAAAAACCACCCCCCATCAAAAGGTTCCATTGGGCAAAATATCCGGTTTGAGGGTTCAAAAAATAGCAGGCCAGAGGCGGTTTTTGAACCCTCCGCACCATCTAGCTACCTCCGTCACGGCCAATAGTGAGTCTGCTACAGGGGGTGTCCCCCCTGGGGTCAGCGGCGGCCGT